CGAGGTCGGCTCTTTCTACAGCGTTAGCGAGGTCGATTATGCACACAACATCCGCCGCAAGCAATACAGGGCCTGACTCGTCAGCTTTGGCTGCGCCTACAAACCTGACGCGTCAGGTGATGTCCTCGGTTGAGATTGCCGAACTGACCGAGAAGCGTCACGACAACGTCAAGCGCGACATCTTGAACATGCTCACCGACCTGAATGCCAATGTCCTCAGTTTTGAGGACATCTATCTTGATGGTCGCAACCGGCGGCAAGTCCAATATCTGCTCGACCGCGAGCACACTGATTGCTTGTTGACTGGTTACAACGCCGCGCTGCGTATGCGTGTCATCCGCCGCTGGCACGAACTTGAAGGCCGAGTGGTTGGGCAGTTTCAGATCCCTTCGTCGCTGTCCGAAGCGCTGCGCCTCGCGGCAGACCAGGTAGAGCAAAATCAAAAGCTCCAAGATGTAATCCAGCGTCAAGCCCCGCAAGTCGCGGCAATCAAGCGCCTCGCGAGTGCATGCGGCGCGATCTGCATCACCGACGCCGCCAAGCAGCTGCAAATTCGACCGGCACAGCTCTTCGACTGGATGCTGCAGAATCGTTGGATCTACCGGCGCAGCGGTTCCACCAGGTGGGTTGCTCGCGAACCGCGTATCACCTCGGGCCTGCTTATCCACAAAGTCACATCTCTCAAGCCGGATCAGGAGACTGGTGTAGAGCGGGCGGCATTCCAACCGCTGGTAACTCCAAAGGGCCTCACCCTGCTCGCTGAGCTTCTACAGGAGCGCGCGTGATGGCTGGTGATTGGATCAAGTTCGAACTTACCACCCTGGATAAGCCCGAGGTTTGCCAAATCGCAGACCTGGCCGATATCGACCCTGACGCTGTTGTCGGCAAATTGATGCGCGTGTGGGGTTGGTTTGACCAGCAGACTCAAGATGGTAACGCTCCGAGCGTTAGTAAAAAGTTACTCGACCGTATGGTTGGCGTTACCGGGTTCTGCGAACACATGAAATCTGTGATGTGGATGGTGGAAGCCGACGGCTTGATCAGCCTTCCGCATTTCGACCGCCACAACGGCAAGACCGCTAAAAACAGGCTTCTCACGGCTAAGCGTGTAGCAAATCACAAATCCGCTAACGCAAAAGGTAACGCTCCAATCGTTAGCGATGCGTTACCTAAAGAAGATGTAGAGAAGAATAAACACCCTCTCTCTGCGCAGGGTGCTGTCGATCCTCGTATGCCCAGCGAAATGACCCTCGATTGGCAGGCCGACGCCAAGCTGCTGAAGACCTATGCCACACATTCTGGTGTGGCCATGGACTTGTTCACTGATGAGATTCACCGGGCATTCACCGCTTTCTACGAGTCGCGTGGGCAAGTGAACACCCAGGCCGAATGGGTGCAGATGCTGGTGAAGTGGGTGCTGAGCGATAAGGCTCGCGCTGCCTCTTCAAACGTTCGTCAGTTTCCAGCAAAGCAGCCAACGCAGGATTTTGACGACAACGATAACGAGTGGGTTCCGGGGGTGCAGTCGTGAAGAACGTATCCGTCATCGCCCAAGGCCTATGGAACTCAGCTCAATCAGGCGAGTACATCTCAGCATCAGAATCGGCGCCTGTAATCGAGCACGACAGCACGTTGGTCACGGCCATCAACGGACTGTTCAAGGAGCTGCGCTCGATCCGCTCCGCTTGGCGTCAGGCTTGGCCGGACAAGGAAACCTACCAAGCTGCGAAACGGCAGTGGTATCAAGCTTTCCTCGAAGTAGGCGTATGCACGCAAGGTCAGATCGACTTTGGCATGACGCAGGCGCGCAAACAGCCAGGCGACTTCATTCCGAGCCCTGGTCAGTTCATTGAGTGGTGCAAGCCCACACCGGAAATGCTTGGGCTCCCAACTCTCGCCGCTGCCCACCGCGAAGCTTGCCGCAACGCTCACCCATGCATGGCCGGGCAGGGCAAATGGTCACATGACGCGGTTTGGCATACGGCCAAAGAGTGTGGCTTTGAAAGCCTGAACAAGCTCGACACTGGCCTGAGCCTGAAGCTGTTCGACCGCAACTACACGATCACCATTCGCCGCCTGCTGACGGGCCTGCCTTTGAGACCCATGCCCAAAGCTGTGACCGATCAGGCAGCGCCCAAGGTAACCCCTGAAGTCGGTCAGCAAGCATTGGCCCAGCTACGGGCTCGTCGCAGTGTTGCCGCTCCCGTCCCGCGCGTCGAGGAACCTACCAATGGCGCTCACTGAATCTCGCCTGCATCAGCTCTTGCCCGGTCAGTCCTCGATCGCGAGAAAGATTTTCGACCACGTTCCTATCCAGCAGCCTTGGAGTGCCCATGACGTTCACAACGCGGCACTGGCGGTTAATGCCACTTCGGTTGCCGTGCACGCTGTTCGGCGTGCGCTGGGTGAACTGAAAGACGCGGGCCTTATCCGTGAGCCAGTCGCCGGCAAATTTCAACGTGACGCCATCACTCTCAAATCGAAAAAGGAACCGGCCATGCCGCAAACAGCTAACCAGAAGACCGTGGTTCCCATCAAGAAAGCAGATGGCGCGCTGGACGCTTTGCTGGCTCTGTCGGGTGAGCTGGTCAGTCTCTCTGCCGATTGCAGCCAGCGCATGAAGGCACTGGCCGCGCGAATCGATGAGGTGGCGCTTGCTATCGAAGCTGAGCGTGAAAGTAACGCCGAGAAGATACGGAACGCCGATCTGTTGCATGCGGCATTCCAGGCCTTCTCGAAGTGAGCGCCCTGGACAAGCAAGTATCAGGCGACCACTACAAGTCGCTAACAATCCAGCCCATTGAATTCATTCACGCGAATGGCATCCCGTTCGCCGAAGGCAATGTCATCAAGTACGTGGCTAGGTGGCGTGAGAAGGGCGGCATGGCCGATCTGGAAAAGGCCAAGCATTACATCGAGCTGTTAATCGAGCTGGAAACCAAAGCAAAGGGGCTCTCTGAATGAACTTCTTTACTGCGCTGATCAACGTCGCACAGTGCTTCATCACGTTCATGGAAGCAGGGTACGACGGTTCAGTTCCGCCAGTGGAATACCAGTTCGGTACTTGGCTATGAAGGGGCGTTCGGTATCCGCAGTGCAAAAACGCTGGCACGACACGCTGGTGAGCGCAGTCGGGTGCATTGCATGCCGCGTCGCAATGGAAATCCACAACGATCAGTGCAGCATCCACCACGTAGACGGCCGCACCAAGGCGCACGCCCATTGGTACGTGCTGCCGCTTTGCGCTGGCCACCACCAGCATGGGTACGGCGGCGAGGGATTTCCCGGTTTCGCGGTCCACGGCCAGAAAGTGCAGTTCGAGGAGGCTTATGGTCGCCAATCAGATTTGGTGCAGGTCTGCGCGAAGGTAGTCGGTGAGACGGGTGCCGATGTACCCGCTGCGTTTCTTGCCTGGCTGGACGGTGCGGAGGTTGAAGCTTGAAGCCTCTCAGCCTCAAATCCTTCAAGCCGAAGGTGCCCCGCGCCAAGCCGATCGACTGGGAAGGCATGGAACAGAAGGCTCTGCTGCTGGAGCTGGCGATGCGTCATCCGGTGGCGGCGAAGCTAATCTTTCACGTTCCCAACGGCGGGCACCGGCACAAGCAGGTCGCCATCGAGCTGAAGAAACAGGGGGTGAAGGCGGGGATACCTGACCTCATTTTGCCGATGGCTCGCGGCGGCTACTTCGGTCTGTATCTGGAGTTTAAGGCCACACCGCCGCACGACTCGCCAGTATCTCCCAGCCAGGACGCGTGCCTGCACGCACTGATCGAGCAAGGTTATTTGGCGATGGTCTGCCGTGGTCACGCCGATGCCATGGAAGCGCTCACCGCATATCTCAAACTCCCCCGCACTCAGGTGGCTGCATGACCCTTGCGATTGCGTTTTCTGATGCCGAGCTGCGACGGCGCGCCGATGACCCGGCAGCCGTCCTTATGCGTGACCCACGTCATCCCGGTCTGTACTTCCGCTTCACCGAGGCCCGACCGCGCGGCACCTGGTCATTGGTGGTCCGCAAGAAGTGGAAACGCATCGGTGCGTACCCCGATCTGACTGCGAAGGCGGTGCTCGCCGCGCTTCCAGATCTGCGCATGCGCCTGGGTGCTGATCCCGCCTCGGGCGCTGCTGTGTCGCCTTGGTCGACGCTGGGCGAACTGCTGGCCTGGTACTCCGACCGGATGAGCCGCGACCGCAATCTGTCGAAGAAGCGCAAGGACACCAGCAAGTCGGCTATCGCCTGCCACCTGATCCCGCGCTTGGGTGATCTGCCGCTGACCGACATCACGCACGGCACGCTGGATACGCAACTGATGTGGCCATTGCAGGAAACGCTTTCGCTCGAGTTCGTGCGACTGATCTTCGGGCTGCTGGTCGTTGCTTGCCGCCAGGCGCACAAGCTCGGGCTGATTCCCACAAACCCAATGGCCGCCATCAAATTCAGCGACTTCTCCAAGACCAAGATCAAGGCTAAGCCGGGGCGTCTGCGTGGCGCTCAGATTGAAGGCCTGCTTGCTCAGTTGGCAAGGGTGATCGTGGTGGATCGGCAGTCGGCCATGCTGGCGCTGATGATGCTCTGCCACGGCACGCGGGTAGGCGAAACCCGTAAAGCCCAGTGGTCGCACATCAGCATTGCCGATCGCACTTGGTATCTGCCAGTGGGCAACACGAAGACCCGTGTCGAACATTCGCTGCCGTTGACCGATCAGGTGTGCGCGATCCTCGTTCAGCACCGTGCCGCGCAACAGGCCAGCGGCTACGACGGCGACTTCCTGTTCCGCTCCCACAAGATCCGAAGCGGCAAGGGCATGAGTGAAGGCCAGGCCAGCGCCGTGTTCACCGGGCTGGGGAAGGGGGCGTGGAGTAGTCACGACCTGCGCAAGTTGGCCCGCACCAGCTGGGCCGACCTCGGCATCGACTTCATGATCGGCGAGATGCTGATCAACCACGCCATGGGCCACAACGTGCAGGCCTACATCCACACCACCGTTGAAGAGCGCAAGCGTGCTGCCCTCGAACTGTGGCACTCCCATTTAGACCTGAAGGGTTTCGCCCTGATTCATGGTCTGGAGGGAGTCGGAAACAAAAATTCGGGTAACGAGCTGGAAGCCACGTCGCACAAGGGCTGCGACCCCACTCAAGAATCAACCATAGGCGAGGTTTAAAAACGTGGAAATCGAACAGAAAACCGTCCTCGTCGCTGGCATTGATGTCGTTATGAATCGTTTCGAGGGCGAGATTCTTACCATTGACCGCATAGGCAACTGGGCGCCGATTGGCCGCTGCACCATGAGCCCGCGCGTCTATAAGTCCGACCGCGCTGGGCTTTTGTTTGGGCCGCTGGAAGTGGTTGAAGCCCCGCCAGGCCGTGTCAATTCTCGGCCATGGCTAGGTCGCAAAAAGGGGAGGACAGGTCATTGAGGAAGAGTCACGGGCCGGCCTTCCGGAAAGAACTGATGAAGTTGATGGAATGCGGCATCTGTCGTGGCACCACTGTGACCAGCGGCATGTTCCATCAGCTCGACTGTATCGCTTGCAATGCCTCTGGCTGGGTCTGCGCCGAGACAGGCGACGCCCTGCCGGCCGAGGTGATGGTCCAGCAGTTAAGCATGCGTTTGCGCAACACCACCGCAGCGTTGGCCCGGGCGAACAATCGCAGCACAGAAGAATTAAACAACCGCCGGGGCGCCGGCGGCTCGCATTACACCGTCGACTGACCGGCACGACTATTTGATTGGGGAGAGCAGCACATGAAGTTGATAGGAGCTCGTCAGGCCTGGACCGATTCGCAGCATGAGTCCGGAGCCTCAATCTCGGCCGTGGCCATCGAGACCGCGAAGTCAGGCATCAAAAAGAGCAAGGCGCGCATCCAGCGTCGTGACTCGCTTTTTCCGGCCATGGGCCCCGAGGAGAACGAAAAGGCAGGGCGCTTTCCGGTATCAGGCCAGCGCATCAGCATCAGCGAGACGCGCAGAACGCCGGCAGGGCGATCTACAGCCCGCGCTGCCCACCTGACAATGATGGGTAAGTTTCAGCGCGCGATTGCAACACTGCCATTTCAGGTCCAGCAGTTCGGCCATTATATGTACTCGCCTATTCCGAACATGCGCTACGTGATGAATGCCGTGCTGCTGATTGCCACCCGCGCGGAGTTGTCGGAGCTGACACCGTTGCGCCGCGCCCGGGCTCAATACCTGGTGACAGCAGCTCTCCAGTCATTCAAGTGCGAAGTGACCGGCGCGCCAGAGTGGGGCCCGGCGCGCGTGGCCGAGGAAATGAAAGCTTTTTATGGTCTGACCGTTGATCCCAATAACTGGAATCGAGACTGGAAACCGACGTGGGATCTACTGAAGGCGACAATCAAGGAAGTTGACATTGAGGCACAATCACCTCTTTGGCAGGTGATTCACGTGGAAACAGAAGAGGGGGCGGCATAATCTCTTGCCTTGAATGGAAAAGGCAGATACATTTTCCATAGTGCGAAAGTTACCTCAGCCGCACACCAGTTCAGAGCCCGGCCCTTGAGTCGGGTTTTTTTCATTTAGTCTTTGTCCTGAGACGCGAACTGTACATTTGCAGACTGGCGCTAGGTGGCGCACCTGTAGTGATTTCATACCTTGGCTCGTCCTTCCGGGTTTACTGTTCGTCGCCCAGCCGTTGACGCGACTGCCCCGCAGCAGTGAGATAACGCTGTTACAGCGAGTGAGGAGTGACTGTCATGGCTAGGATGAAAGTCTTGGCCGGCGACTTTCTGCACGGCAGTGGGGATTACCACGATGGAGTTATGAGTATCGAAACGCCCCTATACCCTTGGCCAGGTATTAAGATCAAGGTTACGCAGATTAAGGCTATTGAGATCGTCGGTGAAGAATCAAGTAGATCAATCACCACTGCATTGCTACAAGGCTTAGCTGGTGGTGTAGTTTTAGGCCCGCTCGGAGCGTTGGCGGGATTCGTTTTGACGGATGAAAATCAAGAGGTGTCGTTTCTAGCTACCTTGAAGGATGAACGGAAGATTATGGCAACAGTGGATAAAAGCACCTATGCCAAAATTGCCGCCCAAGTGGGCAGGTCCATCACCTCAGGTAAGGCATGAGACATCATGAAAGCCCAGCCGTTGTGCTGGGCTTTTCGATTTGGCGCCTAGCCCCGTTGTTTGGTTAATGCAGCGTTTTTCTCGCAGTTCTTCCAGAGTTGGGGTCTATTGAATTCAGAATTCTGGTAATGCGAAACCATTCCTGACGAGCTTCACAGCGCTTACGTACGGCGGCCCGCTTTGCCGATGCAAACTCGTCCCAAGAGCTTGAGCCGACTTTATCGCTAACTAATAGCAAGTAGGCCTGTTCATCTAGTCGATCTGCTTCAACGAAAAGCTCATTGCTCCTAGTTGCGGCTTCTTCCCAAGAGATTCCGGTAAGCATTTCGAATTTTTTATCTATCATTTTGAGCTCCATGTTAGATCCTCGTGATGCTTGGTCCTAAGCATCGGCTGTCATGAAAAGCCATGACCGGATCGTTCCTGTGAAGACGACAGCTCGCTCAGTGCGACGTCTGCGGGGGGCAAATTTTTACACTGATTTGTGCCGATTTGAACACTCACCAGATAGGTGGTTTGCACAGCTCTAGCCAGCGCTTCCAAGAGGGGGGAGCGAAATCAGAAGCTGAATTTTTCAGCGACTAGGATGCATATTTCTGACTTTTCACGGCCGGTTGTCGCTGGGATCACGCTATACCTACGGAGCGATGCCGTCGTTCCAATAGCATCGAGCCAGCCCGGAGAATGTCTATGCTCATCCTAATGAGGAAGACAGATGAAAAGGTGTTGATCGGTGACAACATCACCATAAAGGTCACAAAAATCCGCGGTGCTCACGTAAGCCTGGGGGTGAGTTGTCCCACTAGCGTAGCGGTACATCGTTCAGAGGTTTACCAGCGTATTTATGATGGGAAAGCACGATTGCGAACGGTGGAGTCAGGTAAAACGAATGAGGATGCCTGAGCAGGCGCTTCAAAACCGAATGCGGAAATAGAGAATGTGGTTTTTTAATTACAGATTCTTAGTAGGTTTCGGGGTCAGCGTTGCGCCGACCCTGCTGACCTCCAGCTGCCCTAAAGGGTTTTGCGGAAAAGCAGCTGAGCATTCACTCTGCGTTCACATCCGTGTGGCATTCTCACCCGAGGCAATCAGATGGAATTCAGTAACACTAAGCTTTTTTGCGGTCCCGCCGCTTTTAACTAGGTAGTACTTAGCGCCGTCCATCCATCCGGTGTTTGATTCATCCTCTAATGTACGCATCACCTGAATAGTTTGTTCGGCGATGACGTATATACGACCAGTTTTGCTCTTCGCTTCGAAGATATCTGTTTGCACGATCCGTGTCTTGCTCATGAGATTATCTCCGTCGCGCATGGTTAACTCCCGAAAGTACCACGTAGCAATCCGACGACCAACAGAAGGTAAACGCCCAGCCTGACGTTAAGTCCGTCAACCGCCTCCAGCCTCGACATTTGCCGAGGCTTTTTTGTTTCGGCTCAACCACGCCCATCGCCCCGAGCTGGGAGTGCTGGTGATGCCGTCTTACATCCTCCCCTTGCCCGCTCACACGGGCCTTTTAATTCTGAGGTAACGATGGACCCGACCGATCTTGGCCCAGGCACAGCCACCTGGCTGGGCGGCACTGGGACTGTCTTGCTCGGCGGTTTCTTGTGGCTACGTAAGTTCCTGTCAAAAGACGCCACAGACCGCGCTATGGACAATGCCGACATCGGCACTGTGCGTCGCCTCAACGAACTGCTCGATTCCGAAAGGACCCGCGCCAACGCGGCCGAGGCTCGTGCTGATCAGTTCGCGAAAGAGCGCAACGAACTTGCTGCCGCAGTTGGCAGGCTGGAGGGACGTATTGACGCACTGACCAGCCAGGTGTCGCAGCTCACAGATAAAGTGGCCAGCCAGAGTGCGGAACTAGCGCGCTGGAGGCCATCAACCGGAGGCAACTGATGGACAGATGCGCTATCAACTTCATCGCCCGTCACTGGTGGAAGCGAGTAGAGGTGTGGGTCATTGCGACCCTGCTCGTCGTCGGTGGTTTGACCCTCGGGTATCAAGCCGGCGTATGGGCATCAAGTAGCTACCAGGCCAAGCAGCTTGCCGAAGTCCGCGCCGCCTATGATGCCGCGATGGGTAGCCGTGACCTTCGCTTAACCAAGCTGGCGGAGAGCACGCGAGAGGCTGCGTCCAAGGTTCAGGAGGCCTCAGGCGCGGCAGTAGAAGCAGCAGGTGTCGCCAGCAAGGCAGCCGACAAAGTGAGCGAGGCCGTAGACAGGCAGGCGCCTTGATGAAGAAAAGCTGGTACGTCACAGCGCCAGGGTACAAGCCGTTTCCAATGATCATGCAAGAAGATCGCGACCACGCTTCCGCTTTGGCTTTCGCCCAATCCATCTGGCCTGGCTGCACCGTTGAGTGAGGACGTCCAATGATCCACGTGCAGACGTCAGGGCTTGCCGACAACCTCGCAGAGCTTACGGACATTGAGCGCAATCAGATCCCATATGCCTCGATGGTTGCGCTGAATGAGACTGTGAAGCTGATAGAAGGCCGACTCACTCATGAGATGGCGACGGTGTTTGACAGGCCCACACCCTTCACTCTAAACAGCCTGCGAATCATCTATGCGACCAAGGAAAAGTTAGACGCCCGCGTCTGGATCAAGGACGAGGCAGACGGCGCGGCCCCGGCCACACGCTGGCTGACGCCAGAGGTGTATGGCGGTGATCGCAGCCACAAGCGCAGCGAGGCGCTGTTGCGAGCACGCGGCATTCTTCCGGGAGGGAAGTTCGTCGTACCTGGTGCGGGCATGAAGCTCGACAGCTACGGCAACATCGGGCGCGGACAGCTCCAGAAGATCCTGTCTGGTCTCGGCGCTCAGGGTGATCGGCATCAGAACAGCACGGACAGCAAGCGCAGCCGAGCGAACCTCCAGCGCTACTTCGTCATGAAGCGTGGCAGCGAACCCATCGGCATCGCCGAGCGGACGGGCACGAAGCGGGGACAGGTTCAGATCCTGATCGCATTCATTAGCAAGCCAGGCTATGCCAAGGCGCTCGACTTCTTCGGCATTGGTGAGCGGGAGGCTGAGACGCAGCTGCCTATCCAGTTCGAGAAAGCTTTCGAGCGCGCCTTGGCCACTCGCCGGCTCTGATGATGGGGGGTGCACCATAATGGTGCGCTCGAATCGACGGGAAAGGCTCATGCTCGAAAAATCGCGATACGGGAATGGCCCTCAGAAAAAAAGGGTCCTTTCCGCCACCCCCCTGGGGTGAGGGTAATTCGAGCCCCGGCTTTCCACTACTTATGACTTTTTTAGAGGGCGGGGCGGTTCCGGTTCCGGTTCGGGTGAAAAATGGCGAGTCAGATTGAAATCGCAGCCCATCTGGACCTCAGCGACCGTCAGATACGAAACCTCGTTGCGGACGGCGTTTTACCGGCGTCTCGCGGTCGCGGTGGCATGGATTTAGACGCGTGCCGGTTGGCCTACATTGGGTATTTGCGAGGGTTGGGCAGCGGACAAGTGAAACCGGAAGTCCGGCCACGTGAATTGAGCGCAATAGACCCGCTGATTGAGTACAAGCTGATGGAGGAGCGGCGCGGACTTACAGCCGCACAACGCGTCGGCCAAGAAAACAAAAACGCCGTATCGGCTCGACAGCTTGTGCCGGTCGATTTCAGCACATTCGCACTGTCGCGCATGGTTGAGCAGATCGGTTCTGTCCTCGACACCGTTACCCACAAAGTAAAACGCAAGCACCCCGACATCGAGGTGCGCCACGTAGAGGCGATGCAGCGAGAAATTGCGCTGGCCCGGAATATCGCCTCCGAACTGGGCGATCACCTACCTGAGATACTTGATGAATACCTCGCCACCCTGGATGAATGATCTGCGTAAAGCGATCAAATCCGGGTTGCAGGCTTTTTTCAAAGAACCACCGCTGACGTGCGTCGATTGGGCAGACAAACATTTCTATCTGTCGTCCGAATCCTCGTACCAAGAGGGCAAGTGGGAGACGGCGCCGTTTCAAGTGGCTCCGCTGAATAGCATGGGCAACGACCTGATCATGTTTTTCAACCTTATGAAATCCGCTCGGGTCGGCTACACAAAGATGCTGATGGCTAACGTCGGCTACAAGATTCAGCACAAACGCCGGAGTGTCGCGGTCTTCTCTCCCACGGACCCGGATGCCGAAGAGTTGATGAAGCAGCACATCGAGACGATGGTGCGTCACGTACCGACTTTGCTCGACCTGGCGCCTTGGTACGGCAAAAAACACCGTGACAGCTCATTGAGCTCCAAGCGCTTCTTGAACAAGAAGATGTTGTGGTGCCGGGGCGGTAAGGCCAGCCGCAACTATCGAGGTATCTCAGCCGACGAGGTGGTGTACGACGAGCTTTCGAACTTCGAACAGAACGTCGAGGGTGAAGGTGCTCCAACCTTCTTAGGCGACAAGCGTCTCGAAGGGGCTACGTTCAAAAAATCCATTCGCGGCTCCACGCCCAAGATCAAAGGCACATGCCAGATCGAAAAGGCGGCCGAAGAGTCACCGTACCTTCTGCGGTTCAACATTCCTTGCCCGTCCTGCGGCAAAGAGCAGTACCTGAAATGGGGCGGCAAGGATTGTGATTTCGGGATTAAGTGGGAGCGCGACGAGCACGGCGAGATTTTGAAGGCGTGGTACGTGTGCGAGCACGCTCACTGCGTTGTCTGGTACCACGAAATGGTTGAGGCCGCGCATCGCGGGCGGTGGATCTGTGAAAAGACAGGCGTCTGGACTCGCGACGGTATCGACTGGTACGGGGCCGACGATGAACTTCGTGCGACACCGAGAAGTGTCAGTTTTCACGTTTGGACGGCTTACAGCACTTTTACCACTTGGTTGGAAATGGTTCTTGAGTTCGACAAAGTTAAGGACAACCGAGAAAACTTGATCGCATTCGTGAACACGACTCTGGGCGAGACCTGGGAAGACGATCAGGGCGAGAAGGTCGATTGGGAGTTGTTGTACGGCCGTCGTGAGGTGTTTGCGCAATCGCCTCATCAAGTGCCGCAGCGGGGGCTCATTCTGATGGGCTCGATCGATACTCAGGATGACCGTTACGAGGGTCGTGTCTGGGCCTTTGGGCTGGGTGAAGAAGCTTGGCTGGTGGACAAGTGGGTGTTGATGGGAGACCCGGCCAGCGAAGAGCTTCGCCGCAAAGTCGGCCTGAAAATACACCAGCAATACACTCGCGCTGATAACGCCAAAATGCGGGTTGAGCGATGGTGCTGGGACTCTGGCGGCCATTATACCGACGAGGTATACGCCGAAAGTCGGCGCCATGGAGAGATGTGGGTGATCCCGGTCAAAGGCGCGAACATGCCAGGCAAGCCGATTGCCAACTGGCCGAAGTCGCGCAACGCGAAAAAAGTCTGGCTTGTCGAGGTTGGAACTGAGAACGCCAAGGAGCTTATTTACAGTCGGTTGAAAATCCAGCCGAACACTGCTGGAGATTCTGTTCCTGGGTGCGTTCATCTACCCGCCAACGACGACATCTGTGGCGAAGATGAATTGAAGCAACTCACCGCTGAAACCAAAGTGCTGAAAATCGACAAGGGCAAGCGAACCTATCGATGGGATGCAAAAGGGCGGAGAAACGAGGCCCTCGACTGCTTCGTTTATGCATTGGCAGCACTTCGTATTAGCCAACAACGCTTCGGGCTCGACCTTCAATTACTTGCGGGTGTCCGTCGGGCACCAGCCCAACGCGGTACTCGCAGCCGCGCCAGAGGATAGCCATGACAGAAGCACAGCAGCGCCTGGCGGATGTCCGCACGGCAATTGAAAAGGTTCTAAAGGGTGGCCAGATCGTTCGCTACGGCGAGCGCCAAGTGACACGCGCTGATCTTGCGACGCTTCGTAACCTTGAATCCGACTATGCCGCCGCCGCTGCGGCGGAAGGCAACAAATCACGCGGGCGTAACCGCATCAGCTATATGAGGTTCTGAAATGGGTTGGTTCACACGTACCACTCCAGAAGAGCGGATGGTGCGTGAGGTCGCGCGCGCCGCATCCGATCTGGTCCAGAGCCAGCCAAGAGCACAGGGCGGAGGCGGCGGCAGCGAAACCCGCTGGCACGGCGCTTCCCGTGCCTTGCGCAGCATGTCGAGTTGGTTGCCGTTCCTTGGAAGCCCCAACCGCGACCTGAGCACGCCTGAGCGTAAAACCTTGGTTGCACGCTCCCGCGATGCGATGCGCAATCACCCGATCGCGCGCGCGGCCATTGTCCGAACACGCACCAACGTGGTGGGCACCGGCTTGATCTGCCGGCCGCAGGTCGACCACGAGCTTTTAGGCATCACGGAAGAGCAGGCCGACATTCTGAACGCGCAGATTCAGCGCGAATGGGAGATGTACGCCGGCGACCCGCGCGAGTGTGATGCCGAGGCCACCCTGAACCACTACCAGCTCCAGGCCTTGGCCTTGGTTTCTGCCATGACGGGTGGCGACTGTTTCGTCACCACTCCGTGGATTGATCGGCCGGGCACTATTTACAGCACGCGGCTCCAGCTCATCGAGACTGACCGTGTCTCCAACCCGAACGGTCAGCCTGACAGCCAGTTTATGGTCGAGGGGATTGAGTTCGACCAGTACGGCGCACCTGTTGCGAACCACATCTGCACCGGGTATCCCGACGACAAGTTTCTGAAATACCCGCTGCGCTGGGAACGTGTCGAAGTGTTCGGCGCGCAGACAGGGCGCCGTCGTGTGCTGCAGGTCTGGTGCGACAAAGAGCGCCCCGGCTTGAAGCGCGGGGCGCCTTATCTGGCGCCAATCCTTGAGCCGCTGCAAAAGCTTGAGCGTTATGCTAGCGCTGAATTGATGAGCGCGGTCATTTCCGCGATGTTCACTGTGTTCATCAAAAAAACCGCAGATTTCAATGACGGTGGCCAGGGGCAGCCGCTTTTTGGCGACGAGGACCCGGGACCCGGCGCTGGTGGCGTTGGTAGTGGGGCGGTCGAGCTGGGCGAGGGCGCCATCGTCGATCTCGCTCAAGGCGAAGAGCCGATGGTTGCTAACCCAGCGCGGCCGAACGCTCAGTTCGATCCATTCTTCTCTGCGATTGTGAAAGAAATCGGCGCCGCGCTGGAATTGCCGTACGAAGAGCTGATGTTGCATTACAGCAGCAGCTATAGCGCCGCGCGCGCTGCGATGCTTCAGGCCTGGCGCTTCTACACCATGCGCCGCTGGTGGCTGGTCTGCGATTTCTGCCAGCCAAGCTATGAACTGATGTTCGACGAAGCGGTTGCTCGTGGCCGAATCAGCGCACCAGGTTACAGCGACCCTGCATTGCGCAAGGCCTATACGAAATCGATTTGGATAGGTCCAGCGCGTGGCGCAATCGACGAGCTTAAGGAGGCTAAAGCAGCCCGGGAGCGAATCGATATCGGCATCAGCAACGAAACCATGGAGACGGCGGCGATGACCGGTGAGACCTGGCAACAGGTCAATAGGCAGCGCGCTCGCGAACTAGTGCAGCGCCGGGCAAATGGAACCGCCGTTGAGGTTGAGCCGGCGGCACCTACCGTTGCCGCCAAACCGATCATTGAAGAAGACGAATTAGAGGATTAATCATGCCAAGAGCCTTTGAGCTGGCCAGCGCTCAGCCTTGGCTGATGCTGCCGGATGCGCTCGACAATTTGCTGTCCATTGCCGATCGGCAGAATGATCTGGAGGCGCTGGAAACCCGGCTTGGCAAGCAGCTGGACAACACCCGCACTGTCACCCAGCGCGGGAACGTTGCTGTCATCCCTATAACCGGCCCGATCTTCCGATACGCGTCTTTCTTTACCCGCATCAGCGGTGCCACCAGCACCGGCACTATCGCGACCGACCTGCAGGCCGCTCTCGATAACCCTGCTGTCAAATCAATCGTTCTGAACATCGACAGTCCAGGCGGTGAGGCCAATGGCATCAACGAACTGGCAGACATGATCCATGCGGCCCGCGATAAAAAACGAATCGTCGCGTATGTCGGCGGAAGCGGGGCAAGCGCCGCGTATTGGATCGCCAGTGCGGCCGGCGAAGTCGTCGTAGATGACACCGCGCTCATCGGTTCCATCGGTGTCGTGCTCAACGTGTCCGTCAACAAGGATGAGGGCGGTAAGAAGAGCTACGAAATCGTAAGCGGCACCGCGCCAAACAAACGGCCAAACATCGAAACCGAAGAGGGTCGGGCAGAAATCACCAAAACGGTGGATGCCCTGGCTGGCGTGTTTGTCGGCAAGGTGGCTCGAAACCTCGGCGTTTCCGCTGACAAGGTCCCAGAAATGGGCGGTCACGGCGGATTGAAAGTTGGCGCCGAGGCCGTTGCATCAGGGTTGGCGCACCGCGTCGGCTCGCTCGAATCTGTTATTGCCGAGTTGGCCGGTCCTGCCAGCAACCCACCGAGGAAAACCTTTGTGACTACCGTAAAAACCACGGCGGAGCTGCACGCAGCTATTGAGGCCGGCGCCGATCCGAAGACCATCACCATCGCGGCCGCAGAAACAGTCGATGTGGAGGCAATCCGAGCCGCAGCGACCACCGATGCTACCGCTTCCGAGCGGGCTCGCTACGCCGGTATCACCGCTTTGTCCACTCCCGGCTTTGACGCTGAAATCAAAGCGGCCTTGGCCGACGGTTCCAGCGTGGAAGCGACCGCATTGGCTCTCTACACCGCTGCCAAAGATCGCGGTATCAGCCTGACCAGCATTGAAAACGATGCTACTCGCGCTGCGGCCGCCACGGCTGCTGCCAGCAAGGGCAAGAAAACCTTCTCTACCAAAGACATCTGGGCCGGCCGCAAAGGAGCGAAAGCATGAAATACGACATCATCACTCAAGGGGCGGCCACCGCCGCCTTCTTGTTGAACGAGTCCAACGGCGAACGTTCGCGCGAGCAGATTCTTCTGCTTAAAGGTGCGACGGCGTTCCCCGCGGGCCAAGTCCTGTCGAAGAATGGCGCTGGAAAATTCGTGGCTTTCGCCGCGCCGGCCGAGGGCGCTACTGTTGAAATCGCGATTCTTTACGAAGGGCGCGATGCGGACACCACGGCTGATCGCCGCGCGACCGGAGTCGTCCGCGATTGTGAGGTGATCGAAAGCCTGCTGGTCGGCCTTACGGATCCCGCCAAAGTTGCCCTGGCAGCCGCCGGGATCATCCTGCGCTGATTCATCAAACCAATTTATAAAGACCGCCGCTGGCGGTTTTTTCGTTTCTGGAGAACGGAATGGCCGATTTGAGTATTTTCGCGGGCGACGAGTTTGGTCGCATCGCAATGACCCATGCCATCAACCAACCGGTTGAAGGGCAAGCGGTACCAACCCGCCTTGACACTCTTTTTGAAGAGTCTGGCGTCACTACCACTGCTGTTTTCATCGAGCGTGAAAACGACAATCTGACGCTGGTGCCAGCTGCCGAGCGTGGTTCGCCGAGCGATCCGACAACTGCTGGCAAACGTGACATGGTCCCGTTTCAAACCATCCACTTGCCAACCCGGGCGGTGATTCGCGCGGATGAGGTCCAGGGTATTCGCGCATTCGGCACCGAAAGTGAGCTCGAAACTGTACAGGCGATGGTCGACAAGCGTTTGATGAAAATGCGCAAACGCATTGAATCCACCATCCGCTTTCAGCGCGTTGGCGCCATCACCGGCAAGGTGTACGACGCCGATGGTACTAGCGTGTTGCTGGATCTCTACGCTCGTTTCGCCATTGAGCAGCAGACTGTTGCGTTTGCCATGAACGCAAGCGAAACCAAATTGCTCGCCAAAGTCACCGAGGCCAAGCGTCGAGCCGAAGATGCGATCGGCGGTACCGGCATCATTGCTGGCTGGCTGGGCATTGCGGGTCGTAACTGGTTCGACTCGTTCACCAACCATGACTCGGTTCAGAAAGCTTTTGACCGCTGGAACGATGGTCAATTTCTGCGTGACGATCACCGCCGCGACGGTTTCAGCTTCGGCGGCGTGAACTGGGAAGAGTTCTACGGCAACCTGGGCGGCGTCCTATTCATGGACCCGGACGTTGCTTACCTGGTTCCGGTGGGCGTTGATGGCCTGTTCATCACCAATTACGCCCCGGCCGACTACATGGAGACAGTCAACACCACTGGTGTGCCGTTCTATGCCAGCCAGGAACCGCTGCGCCACAACAAAGGCATCGACATGGAAGCACAGAGCAACCCGCTCAGCCTGTGCACCCTGCCGCGCGCCATCATCAAACTGACCAAATGATGGGTGGCTCGGAGTTCGACGACATCTTCGATGATGCGGACGACGAGCTGTTCGACATGTTCGGCGAGCGGGGCGGTGCTGTTTTCCAAGCCAAGGATGGCCGCCCTGCCAAGGATGTCGGCGCAGTGATCCAACGCAATGTTGGTTCTGCCGGTGGCGGCAGTTTTGTCGCCGTCGCACTCGCCGTGGATCTGCGAATCAGGGAAGTTCCTGACCCGCAGCGCGGCGATCTGCTGACCATCAACTGCAAACGCTATGCCTTGGGCGA